CCGATATTGAAGGTCGTAGCTGCGAACAGCATCGGGACTGCGTTTGCCTGGGCGTTGTCCATGATCTGCTGGAAGCTGAGAGTCGGGGCGTTCATGATGTCCGCCAGGCTAATCTGCGTGGCGCCAGTGAGCGCGAGCATCTGCGATCCCCGGCCTAGGCCGACATCGGCTGTCCTCGAGTAGCCGATGTCGTACGCTCCAGTCACGGCCTCTACTGGGCCAGAGCCTAGAGTTCCCATGGTGATGATCGACAAATTGCCGTAGGCGACCGCCATGTCGTACAGGTTGATGAATTTCTTCCTCGAGCGTCGGCGCTTCGTCTTTCTACGTGCCATTGAAAGTGAAAGTGAACAAAGTCGCTAATAATCCTACTGAAACTCATCGATTGTCTTCTGAAACATCCCGTCCGGGCCTTTCTGTTGACCAATGCCGTCAATTGAGCCAATCTTCGCCATGATCATCTGCGCCAGGGCAGCCTGCAGGGGGTTCGGAGGATCGTAGGGAACGATTCCCTCACCGGTGAGCTTGTTCAGAGTGCTCTGGATCGCCATGGCGAGGGAGGAATCCAGTTCAGCGACCGATTCCTCGAGCTCTTTCCTCATCCAGCGGGCGAGGAGGACGATCGAAAGCAGGCAAAGGACGTCCAAAACCCCCAGAATGACCAGTTCAGTGGCTACCATGGTATGTCTACCACCCATGCACCGCCCATCAACCTACCTTTATCCTCTATATTTGTCACCCCGCGCACCCACCCTACTACCGTTCGCGGTTATTGAGCCTTGTTTCGCTTTACCTTCTTGGGATAATAATAATAACACCCCCCTATCTGGGTCGGATCATGTGCCCCGGCATCTCTGCTAACCTGTCCGAACCCGCGTACGCCATATTTGCCTCTTGGCCGAAGAAACGACGCTCTAGGATACTGTCTGAGACGATTGAGGACCATAGGCGATGCCAGAACCGCACTGCGGAGTTGAAAGCCCTCAGAGAGGACGTAAAGTCCCTTACAGAGGCTCTGGGTGAATATGGATACTTTCAGGAGGCTGAAACATGAGCAAGCAGAAAGGTGACGGGGATAACATGCTAGTGAACTCGATTGATTACCAGATGGCTCAGCACTATCTCAAGATTCTTCTGCGTATCGTGCACGACACTGATGAACAGGTCGAGCATATTCTCGATGAGATCAGAATACTGATGGAGGTCGACTTCTGGGATGGCGAGAGCTGGACCTCGGCGGAATGGGATGATGAATGATGAAGGGGCTCTGGCAGTGTCCGCAGTGCGAGACCTGGTGGACCTGGGCGACTCGCCCTGGCGCGATCACTCTCCAGCGTCGATGTCGCAAGTGCGGCAAGCGGGTCCGAACTCAGCTCGTCCGTCACTGGTCGGGTCGAGGCCGTCCTCGCCTCTGGAAACTTCTAGTACGGCCGAATCACGAACCCCATTACGCGCTGCGGCATGAGTGCCGCCAGAGGAACAGAGGAGAGTTGCCGAATGACCCCGAGTGAGTTCTTCAAGTGGCTGGCGATCGAGTTCGACTCCTGGGACGGCTGGGACTGGTTCCGTACGCACGAGGGGGAAGAGAACATCCAGAGGATCGAGTGGTTCGAGGTCTCCGAGCACATGGAGATCGATTACTCGGACGTCGTTGACGAGGTGCTCGAGGTCGAGACAATCTGCCTTTGCTGCGGCCAGAGGCCCGAAGCATGCGACAACAATGGTCTATCTCTCCCTTAGAGGGGGGGTTGGAGGGCCCGCCCGGACCCGCGCTCAAATCAGTGCGGGCCCAATCATGGTTCTTGCTCAGGAAGCAGGCCGAGGAGCTGGGCGAGTCGCAGGCCGATGCCTGGACCCAGGGGGCCCCCTGAGATGACGACGCCGGCTGCGATGGCCTGCTGTCTCTGGGTGAGGAACTCGTCGATGACGTCAGGGACATCCAGGCCGACAGGTCTGAACTTGAACCCGATGAGGCCGGCGAGGATGCTGAGGAGCACGATCATGCCAGTGACGTCTTTCATCAGGCTGACCACGGACGGCAGGACGTTGCCGATCATGTAGGCCGTCACGATGTCGTCGAGCTGCTCTGACTGCTTGTCCTGGAGAGAAATGCGAACCTCGTTCACGGCGTCGGGTTTTCTCTTGGTCATCAGAGCACCCCTGTGATCGAGTCCCAGAGCGTCTGGCCGAGACCAGCACCCAGGATCCAACCCAGGAGGAACGCCATCCCGTTGTCCATGACCATGCGCTTCGCGATATCGCCCAGGGTCTCATCACTCATCCGGCATCACCGGCCAGTTGTCCGCGGCATCGTTAGCCTCATCGTGCTCCTGGGGGAGATCGCGCAGAGCTGTTCGGTAGTCCTTCCACGCCTGGCTAATCGTTCTGTCTTTGACGGCGCGCCAGTCAGAATCGATGAGGGCTTGATTCCGTTCCTTTCGGACCTGTTCCCATGTGACATCGTACTTTCCTTGCTCGATGATCTCAGTGCCATCATAACGAGTGAAATTTCTATCCATAATCACCACTTCAGGAATACTCTAGGAGTGACACTAGAGGTATATTGAGTCACGGCCCCGATGTCATCCACTGGATTAGCTGTTGCCCAGTTGCCAACGAAGATTCCTTGGCAGTTGCTATCAATCGCGCTGGAAGCAAGTCCCACGCCGGCACGGTCTTCTTCGGGGTTGCCCTTCACTGCGGCGTAAGCAGTGGTTCCCCTGGCGTATGCCACCCAGTATTGTGTCCCTGCTGTGAGATTAGGCGTGCCGCCGGTGAAACTGGTTTGACTCACTGCACCGGTTGACGTCGCAGTATCGAATGTCACATAGCCCAGCATCGTGCTAGGCATGTGGGTGTCCTCATCTTGAGCGTAGATCGCAAAGACGGCTGTACTTGCCGAAGTCGTTGAATGGACGTTGATTTCTATTTCTTGAACCTCGCCGCTCTTCGGAGAGACGAAGGGGTAAGCCTGGGGATAAGATCCCATATTCATGAAGTTGACCGTACCGACGCCAGTACCCCATGGCCCCATTGAACCGATTTCAAACCCGTCGTAAGCCCCGACTTCCGTGAGCGGGCGCAGGACTCCGTAACCAGAATCACCCCCACCACCACCTGCAGAGAGCCAACCGTCGAAGCTGCCCTTCGTTACCATCCTGGCGAATGCGACCAGGCAAAGTCTTCGAAGCTCATCCTCGTTGGCTTCCTCGATCGCTATGGGATCAGCTACGTCAGCCAGGGTATCAGCTGTAATATTCTCGAGGTCTTGGTTCTGCAGGAGAGTGTATACCCTGGGGGACCGCTTGATCGCATCTGGTAAAGGCATCACAACCACCCGTCGAATGATCCCTTAGTTACCATACGCGCGAAAGCGACCAGGCAAATGCGCCTGAGTTCGTCCTCGTTGAGCATCTCGATGCTGATCGGATTCGCAACCAGGGCGAGGTCATCGTCAGTCAGGTTCTCCAACGTCGTGTTCTTGAGCAGCTTGTAGACTCGAGGAGAAGTCACTTGCACATTCGGGAGCGGCATCATCTCATCCCCACGATCAGCATGACATATCCCCAGAAGTTATTCGGAATCGAGCTAGAGACATCGAACGATCCCGGCCCTGCCCCGTTTCCGTTGATGCCTGGTCCGACTCCTCCCCCACCGTTACCATTGAGTTGTGCTACCTGGGCGGGTTTGAGTGTGCCGTAAGCCCCCTCCCCGGTGCTGTTCTCTGCGACTCGAACCACGCTGACCCCTCACTTGAGCTGCTTGGATCGCATTTTGGCTATTCTCTCGATGCTGTCGAGGTCTTTGGTTGAGATGAAGTCACGAAGATAGAGCTTCTTCGCCTTCGAGAGTATCTCCGCCAGTCGTCGGCGTCCTGCTGCCTTAGTCATGCGTGCCATTCAATCACGCCTAGGCCGAAGTAAGGAACTGCGCTTTGAAATTCAGGTTCACCGGTGCACTGAGATCCGCTGGGAGTGGTTGTTGAACACTGGGGTCGGTGTCGGTGACGCTGCCGACGACGTTACCCAGGGCGTCGACGATGTAGGCTCCGTTGGTTTCGATGAGAGCTCCGTCGACTGTGATGAAAGTTCCAGCGATGCAGGTCTGGCCCTGAAGCGTATCACCTATCGAGTTCCCAGTCTGAATATCGACCAGTTCGTTGGTGGCACCGCCAGTGGGAGTGACGTGGAAGATTCTAGAGATTCCCTGGTTGGTGTAGACGGCGAGACTTGCTCCTCGGTCGGCTGCGGTCTGGGTCATCACCTTGAGTAAATCTCCGGCCTGCAAGGTAAACGGCGCCCAAAGTCTCGGGGTGAACGTCGACGCTCCCTTGACGCAGACGGCGATGTTTGCAGCTACGACGCCCTGCCGGAGAATGTAAGCGTATGAGATGCCGACAGAGCCGGACACCAGTCCATGGGTGACGGTCTTGCCAGGCGCATAGTCGCCGATGTTGATCGCGCTGACGGTGTACACGGTGTCAGTGGTCAGAGATGTCTCAGTTCCCTCGACGACTTCGAGCTTCAGCGGGATGTTCGTCCCGTCACTGCATGCCAGGTTCCCTACGCAGGTGGTTGTTGCCATAGGATCACAACCTCACTCCGATGCCCAGGGGCTTCATCATGTTGCGATTCACATTACTGATGGGCTTCCTCAGTAGCTTCTTAGCGAACTTGAAGGTGAT